AAAAATTGCCTGGTTTTTTGTGGCGTAGTATTTTTCTGCACAGATGAAACGACACATCAGATTGTAATAACACAATCCGAGTATCAGTTCGTTTATGCCGCTCATAACACGCAAAACATTGTAATTTACTGCATACACACGGACCTTGGCAGTGTTTGTTCCGGAGACAGTTGGACTGGAGAGGACCAATTGGAGAACAGCATTGTCAATTCGTGAGAAGTTGCAGGTGCCCGAGGGTTGGTGTTCCTCAGGGCGGAGAGCAAAGGAATACACGTTGATTCCAGTGTCGGGGTGGCGGGTGTGGTGTTGGAATGGTTGGACGATGTCGAAGTATGAACCTTCACGCTCGGAGAATCGGTCCTGTCCGTTCAACTGCAACTTAGCAGTGACGACTGGGTTTTCACCCCAGCAGTGCATATCAAGAGCAGTCTCAGCAAGAACGAATGTTCCAGCATCAGATACAGATGAACCAGATGCGTTACCATTATCAGGGTTGGAGAAATCAAACGCGGATGCAGCAGATGCCCATTGAGCAGCATTAGCAGAAGCGGTGGTGGCGACGGCATCAAGGGCACCTCCCATCTGGAAAAGACCAGAGGCGTTGATGAAACTGGAAGAACCGGATGTCTCCAAGGGTCCACCGAAAGCGTGGATGGCGTTGGGGAGAGCATCGATGGCATCAGTGTAGTTGAAGGGTTGAGCACCGAGGGTCTTGAAAAGGGTGTTTCCACCTTCAAGAGAGGAGCAGTAATCAACGTTGGAATCGGGTTGGACGACCCAGATGAGTTCCTTGCATGGGTGGTTGAAGTTGAGCTTAATCTTGTTACTGGAAGAACCGACAGATTCATCACCAGTGAATTGGAGCTGCTCAATCAAGTACTCGTGGGGGTTCTGGGCGAACTTTCTGCGTTCATCGGTATCCAAGAAGATATAGTCGATGTAGAGAGAGGCCGCAACAAGGGATTGTTGGTATGCCCCGGCGACAGAAAGGGATCCACTGTTAGCGGTCAAGTTCTTGACTGCCCACAAGCACTCGCCAATAGGGCGGAAATCGATGTTAATCTTGACTTCGTGAAACTGTACATTCACTGTTACCCCTCCTTTCGGAGTATTTATTGGAATTCTTATGTCGATTAACTATTACTCATAAGAACTATTTGCCGTAATTCACAAAGAATTACTTGTCCAGGGATTAGAACTATACCTTATTCAGTCATTGAAGATGATTAGTCTTCTCGTGACCATATCCGTCTAGTCGTTGAACCTTTCTCATACCCTTATCTATAGCGGGGTTAGAGACTTGGCTGCTGATTGTCTATTTCAACTGTGTTTTGAACAGTTTCATACTTTACATTTTCACTATACACGAGTTTATTCTCGTCCATTGGAATGTTTCCATACCAATTTAGTAGCAAAGTCTTTAAGAGTTTCCAGCAATTTGGATATGTTGCATCCTTAATGAAAACTTTTGCTTCATTAGTAACAGGATACTAGCATCTGAGTATGATGACGAATATCATCCCGAGACTCCAACAAATTTTCCCTAAAGCAGGGCTCGGATGCTTTAGGTTGGATACTTTTGCGCCCTACAGATTTCAAGGCGATAAGCGGAAGAGCAAGTCCAGGGTTGCGGTTGAACCAGAACAAGAGGGGAACATAGAGGGTTGTCTCAGGGAGAGACTTGCGAGGAGCACACACCTGGGCAGGTCCTCCAGACGATGCACAAGGACCAGTGATATCAGCGAATGTAGGGTCAGTGATGTAGGTCAATTGGGTGGTGTGTCCAATCATCTTGTAGTATCCCTTTTGCTGTTCAGAGGAGAGGGTCAATTGGTTCCAGATGTGCATCCAGTCACCATATTGACGGTCGATTCTCTGTCCACCAATTTCGACTTCAACCTGGGCAATAAGTTGCTCACCAGGGAAATCTAACCAACGCGCATAGACACCATCATTTCCGGTTCCAGTGTTAGGCAAAAATCCTTGGTTAATCTCTGGGAGAGTAACCTGCAAATATGTGCGGAATGCCATATCACCGTTACGGGCAATGGTGCATGTAACGCGGCGTCCAAAGTCAGCTTGTCCAGAGAATGTCTGTTCAATGCTTTCCATGGCAAAGTTGGTGTGGCGGCGGTAAGATACCTTCCAGAATGTGATTTCGGGTGTTCCTGTAAGGAAAACGTCCTGTGCGCCGTAGGCGACTAGTTGCATAAGAGCTCCTCCCATTTTAGTTCGGGTTAATTATATTATTCCTAAATAAAATAAAATCATCAACCACATAAAAAATACTTAAACCATACCCAGCAAATATAAAATGGATATTATTCTATAATTTTATGTCTGCGATACAAGGCGAATAATCGATAAAAATATAGAATAAAAATCCATAGGCGCATTTTTGATGTATATTAATTCATGTTATCGGAAAAGAATGTTTCTAAATATCCACGTCTGAAGTATTCTTTTTTGCCTTCGTGTTTCTTCGAAAATATATATGCACCTTTCCGTTTTTTTACTTTCCATCCATTTTCGAGTGCATTCATTATAAAACTGCATATTTCATTTGCGGTTATCTCTTTCGTCATGGCAAAATGACGATTTTATTGCTTTATATACTAAATAGTTAAACAGTATATAAACCTTACACGAATGTGTGTTGGGAAAAGGGTTTAGAATCCACCAGGGAATCTAACTAAATTGAGACCAATGCCCAATCCGGCGCCATTTCTGGCGGATGATCCCATTGCAGGGACAAAGACGTCCAACACAGCGAATGTGGCGGCGGCAGTCAATGCAATGATGACAATTTCTTCAGTACTTAGTTTTCCAACTTTTGGAATAGCATAAGCGGCAATAGCAACAACAAGACCTTCAATGATGTACTTAATAGCTCGACGTACGAGTTCTCCAAGATTAACAGCGCTCATTTTGTTAAAGTATACTATACTAAAATAAAATATCAAGAGAAATCGGTATTAAAAATCATATATGTACAAGTAAATGAAACCATATGGGACAATTCCGGAGAGAGGATGTAACGTAGGAATTGTCCCAAACGACCATAGATATGTTTCGTAGGTAGAATGGGACAATTCCGGATAGATCGTAGAAATAATGCATATGAAATGCGCAATCCAAAGAAAGGGTGTAAATAAAATTAGTCTGTCAAATGATTTAAACCGATTATGCTAAATATGTTCATACGATACAAAAGCGAAATGTCGTCTTCTAAAAATACATTTGAACGAAAAAATCTACCAAACGGAAAAGCAAATCCAAAATATGTTGATTTATGCGATGAGGATATGCCGATTGCTGGTCAAAAATTCGCGTGTGTCAGTTTCGTGTCTCCTGAAAATATCCTAAAGAAACGCGAGGCGTTTTTATTCGACGAATTCATAAAACAATGGGAGTTCAGTAAGACAATGTCTAAATTCGGCGATTTCTTGAATTTCATTGCATATAAGTATAATGCAAATATCGAAGATTTAACCTCGGATTTCAATGAATTCGCTAAATCAGAAGAAGCGAAGTTGAGAGAAGAGGAATTTGAATCACATTTCCGTACTTTCTGCGACAAGAACGAAGATTCACTAAATCTCCGGTTCAGTCGAGAACACGCGTTTCAGACTTCTACGAGAGGACTCAAGATTCGCGGTGTTTTTAATACACAAGAGGAGGCGGAGATACGGTGCAAGAAGTTGCGCGAAACCGACCCGAATCACGACATCTTCGTTGGTCCAGTAGGCATCTGGATTCCTTGGGACCCGGATGCTTACAAGACTGGACGTGTGGAGTTTATGGAGGAAGAACTCAATCAATTGCATAGTGAGAAGTTGAAGAACGAAGAACGTGCTAAACAGGCGTTTGACCAGCGTGTGAAGGATGCGAAGAAGAAGGCGATTATGGAGAATATCGAGTTGGCGAAGAAAAGCGGTAATGTTCTTACGCAGACAATTGACGAGGAAGGCAATTTGGTTGGTGTCAACAATACGGTCAATTTCGATGAAAGAGAAGCGGCTGATACGGATAATTCGGATGCTCATGCTCAACAGTTGAGAGACGCTTTGAAGAACGCCGGTAAGTAGAATGGGACAATTCCGGAGAAAGAAACGAGTATAGGCATAATGAATATGAAATGGAAAAAATTATATAAATCAAAAGGTGTTTATATAATTTCAAATGTGGTTAGTAATTATACATGTCTTCTCAAAAACCATCGGAAACGGAAACGGAATCGGAATTAGAACCATTTTACATGTTAAATATAAATGAAGAAACCCATCCAATTTCTACACTTGCTGCGTCAGTTATACCTCAATCGGAAAAGGAAAAAGAACAGGAAAAAGAACCAGATACAACAGACAACGAGGTCGAAGCATTAAGCAATAATAAAGTTGGTGTGGAAATCGAACCGGATGTGAAAGCAAATCGCGTTTCGGTGCAAATATGTTCTTGTTCGTTGATATTTAATTGCTTCTCGCCGAATAGGTAGGTTGACATTAATGTCCAGACACGCAAGGCATAATCATCCAATTCCTACGGCGCAGTTGCAAAAAGGAGGGTTCCTTTCCTTTCCTCAATCTATCTCAGTATAGGCCGCTGCGCGGCCGTAAAAAGGAGGGGTTCAAATGAAGTAACCTAGGGTTCCTTTCCTCAATCTATCTCAGTATAGGCCGCTGCGCGGCCGTAAAAAGGAGGGGTTCAAATGAAGTAACCTAGGGTTCCTTTCCTCAATCTATCTCAGTATAGGCCGCTGCGCGGCCGTAAAAAGGAGGGTTTCAAAGGGAACCTAGGTTCCCTTTACCATTTCGATTTCTTCACAGTCACCTGCGGTCCCGCCTTCTTCTTCGCCTTACTCGCATCAAACTCATCCTCATCATCACTGCATAATTCCTTCGATTTTTCCCAGAATTCCTTGCTCCCTAATTTGAACGCGGGGCGGTTTTCCGCTTTATACCAGTAAATCTGTTCATTGATTTTGCTTGATTTCGCATTATTATGGATAACCAAGCACTCGTAATTCTCCGTTGTCTGGTCCATTACGGAACAAAACAATTCCAATGTAGGGAACATACTCGCATAATTTTCCCAGATTCGCCGCCGATTCCCTAAAGTCGGTTCACGCAATACAAATACATAATCAATATTGGTTCGCAATGCTGGTGGAACACCGAGAGGATACTGCATTGTTATAATCAACATCACTTTCCAATGTCGCCCATTCATAAAAAGCATTCGCATCAGTTCATCCCTCGCCCAACTCGCATCATAGAGACAATCATCCAATATAACGAATGCGCGCGGGTCAATCGTCGCCCGTTTATACGTCTCCATCTCCGAGTTAAACCGCTTCACCACTTGATGCTGCCTCCTCAAAATTTTATCGATTAAAACGGTGTTGTATTTCTGGTGAATGAATAGTTTAGGCACAATTTGCGAATAAAAGTTATTCACGATTTCGGTTCCGGATATGACAAGACCGACAGGTATATCTTGGTGATGGTAAAGCAAATCCTTTACTAAAAACGATTTCCCTGTATCTCTTCTCCCGATTAATACAATCACTGGTCCTTTGTTTTCATTGGGGTGGAATGTTATCCAACGCATATCAAATTTTTTAAGGTCGAGATTCATGTATCACTACTGCTATATCGTTACACTAAATAGATAAATTCTATTATATGCTGATGCCGCACATGGTTGAATCGACTTTCGCGACCAGAAGAAGGCGTATAATTACGGACAAATAGTTCTTTCGTCCTAAATATACGTCTCCGTTACTATTTTAGAATATGTCATCGTCTATTGAAATTCATTATAGAAAGATACGTCCTCTCAACATCGATGCTTTAGCAAAACAATATACCGCAACAGAACACGACAATACGAATGATTACAATCCATATGCATTGTCCGAAATTCAATATTTCAATCCTCTTTACACTGATTTTTTCGTCTTGAATGATACCAATTATAATCGAGTTGGACTAAACCATAAGTACTATGTAGATGGCGTATCTATCCGGTCCGATGGCGACGATGCATCTCCCGAAAAAACGTATTTCGTGAAATGTTCGCCTCTTCTCGATCCAGTCCATTATTTAGTAGGAAAATACGAGAATGTAAAGAATGTGCGAGTATTACCGAATCTGACAAACCAATCCGAATGTTGTCAAAAAATACTCAATAAAAACAACGCCTCTTATGTTGACGGGTTCTTCTCCTATTTAAGCAGTCAATTGAAATATAAACACAATATGCTAAATGCGGTCGATTTTTACGGGTCTTATTTAGCAATACAAAAAGTATTTAAAGCAAATATAACAGACGACATTGATTACTTACATCAATCCAATTATTTTAATGAAAATATCGGGAAAGGGTTTGTCATTAGTTGCGATGGTGCGAATGACAAATTCGATGATTTTACGGGAATCGGGTCAAGAGCGAATAAGCGACGTTTGGTATTAGACGATGTTATCGATGCATCTGAAATGGATATTGATGTCATTGATGTATCCGATATGTCTGCAGGAAATGCAGAAACGGAAGATATATTGTGTGAATACGAGAAATCGGATAATGAGGACGATTCTAGTGTGTCAGATGAATCGGAAAATGATACTGCATCCAAATCTAGTTCCAACGAAGGACACAACGAAGGAGAAGACGAAGGAGAAGACGAAGGAGACAACGAAGGACACAACGAAGGAGAAGACGAAGATGAAGACGAAGAATCAGAAGACGAAGGAGAAGACGAAGAATCAGAGGATAGCACTGAATCCGAATCAGAGGCGTATGCATACATCGACAATTTTCCTACAAACCTAATTTTTCTGGAGAAGTGTGATGGAACATTGGACAGATTGTTTATGGAAAATGATGTTAACGAGCAACTGGGTTCAGCATATATGATGCAGATTATTATGTCTCTAATTGCGTTTCAAAAAGCGTTCCATTTCACACACAATGACCTCCATACGAACAACATAATGTATATCAATACGGATATCGAGTTCCTCTATTACAAGTACGACAATCGTTTCTACAAGGTCCCTACATATGGAAAAATCTTCAAACTAATCGATTTTGGACGTGCGATATACCGTTTCAAGAATCGTATTTATTGCAGTGATAGTTTTGCACCAAAAGGCGACGCCCACTCTCAATATAACACCGAACCGTATTTTAATGAGAAGAAACCGCGTGTGGAACCGAACTTAAGTTTCGACTTA